TACAGAAGAGCTTGCAAGCCAAGCGGGGTATTTTGGAAAAACATTCATCCCTGTTCTCGGAACATCTGTTGCTCGGAACATCACCGACTTCATCAACGATCCAGTTGATAGGTCTTCAATCGAAGGAGCTATCTACGCAAACACGCCGATTGTTGGCCCGTGGATGGGCGCTAAAGCTCTTAACGCTCTAGGACAGCCAGCAAGGGCTGATGACTGGGGCGACAAGCTATTTAAACTCGGAGTTCCTGTTGTATTCTCGTTCCCGAAAAATACACCAATGAACGAACTGAATGAGCTTATCCTGAAGCAAGGTAGCGGCCCAACAATCCCAACAAGAACAAATGCTCAAAAGAGATTTGGGGACATACTTACTGATAAGGAATTTGAAACATATGTCCGTGAATACGGGCAGGTAATGTCAGATCGTATGTTCAAGAACAGAACAAAACTTGCAAGAATGAAGCCCAGCGATTACGATGATGAGCTTGAGAAATACGCAAGAGGCTACTCCGCTGGTGACTTTAAAATCAAAGGTGCATCAGATGCGGCAGTCCAAGCGGTCAAGCGCATGAGACAATGATCGAATATGAACTGATTGACAGGTCTGGTTCCCCTCCCGGGAACTGGAGAATTAAAGTTCCGCAAACGGGGGTTGAGTTTAAACACTACGACTATCGGGCGATAACTAACGCATACAAATCCCACTGCAACGCTAACGGGATTCTGCTATCGCCAAACTGGGAGGAAGAATTTTTATCCGAAATGTGTAAACAGAATCCAAGTTGGGGATCGAAGTGTATTCCTAATAGCTCTAAAAAAGTAACCCGTAGAAGGCTATCTCTGACTGCTGTTCTATCGTTCTTGAATATGATGCGTATCTGGGCGCAATCAACTTTATCCGGCAAGGACGCATTCGTATCTCAAGAGGAAGCCGACAGAAGGGCTGGCATTTGCGTTGGTTGCCCGTTTAACACGACTTTGCAGTTCTCCTGCGGTGCTTGCATGGGAGCAGTGCTAACGCTTATACAGGGCGTTATAGGCAAAAGAAAGACGCAATACGACGATAGGCTTGGAGCCTGCCTTGTTTGTAGTTGTTCCCTCAAGGCGGCTGTTCATATTCCGATTGACATCCAGCGGCAAGGATTGAGCGAAGATATCAAGAAAGATTTTGACGAAATAAATTATTGCTGGAAGAAAGGATAGTAATGAACTTTTTACATGAACGAGATTTAGGGGATATTATTCTTAGCTTGGCATCAGTCCAAGCAGCAGGTGGCGGGAACTACTACATTCAAAATAATCCAAATGCCATAAGGATGCTTGCCCCACTAATCGAGCATCAGCCATATATAAACAAGTGTGGCAAGAAACTTCTATATAAAATAGATAAATCCTTTGTTGATTTTAGAAATGGCGGACTCCCGTATGGCGTTCCGCTTGCAGAGCTACACGCCAGATGGATAAAACAGCATACAGATTTAAATAAACAGTGGCTTTTTTGTCCAAAGGATAATAAGTTCAAAGGCAGGATTATTGTTAACAAGACACAGAGATATGCTAATCCGTTATTCCCGTGGAAAGAAATAGTTAATCAACTCGGAGAATCAATTCTATTTATTGGACACGACAACGAGTATGACTTGTTCTGTAGGAGATTTGGAAAGGTTGAGCGATTGATCGTTAAGGACTATCTTGAACTTGCGATTGCTATCAATAGCTCGGAATGCTTTATCGGGAATCAGAGTTCAGCGAATTGCGTAGCTGAAGGGCTAAAGCATCGGACGATACAAGAAGTCTGTTTATGGACTCCAGATTGTATCTATAAACGAGACAATGCTACATTTTGCTACGATGGAAATATTGATACGGTTTTGCCGGAAAAACATATACAAATTTCCGTCAAAACTCCAGAGCGATATATAGACAAAACGCACACTCCAGCAGGCGGGTGGAGATTAACTATAAACGGGAAAAAATTAAATAGTTACTCAATTGATGTGCTGGTAATTCAGGCTCAATCAGCGGGGATGGAGAAGCCTAAATCTGAGATAGAAAAGATGGTTGTAGCAGAGACGCTTCCTTTCGTTGCTCTTGATCCAATTACAGAACGATTGCTTGTATCCATACAGAAAGTAAAGGAACTGATCGGATGAATGAAACGAGTAAGGCAATGCGAAGGAGATTGATTGAAAATGAGCTTCAAGTATTCAACTGGTCTGAAATTTTTAGTGGTAAAGGAATTGATGTAGGGTGTGGGGATGATAAGATTTGGTATGACAATTGCATCCCGTTTGATATGAATGACGGAGATGCCAATTTTATTTCAAGATACTTTCCTGCAAAGTTTGATTACCTACACGCCTCTCAATGCCTTGAACACATGCACAATCCATACGAAGCAATCATTGAGTGGATTAAGATTGTTAAGAGTGGTGGGCATTTAATTGTATCTATTCCTGATTGGGATTTGTATGAAGGAAACAAGTGGCCCTCAAGATACAATCCAGACCATAAAAGCACTTGGAGTTTCACGCATGAAACGAGTCCAGCAAAGTATCATGTGAACATCTATAAGTTTTTGGATTACTTGAAGCCACACTGCTACGCGAAGAGAGCTATGCTTGTGGATACTAATTACGATTACAAGATCGAATCAAGCGTAGATCAAACATTCATTGAATCAAATGGAGTGGAGGCATTTATAGAAATAGTTTTATGCAAGCTGTAATAGTTAAAGCCGCTTCACAGGTTAAAGAGGTTGATAAACTTATCGAGCATTGCAGGCGATTGGATGGGACTGAAGTAAAAGTTATCATAAATGATGGGCTTGTAGTGTCATATCCAGAAAGAAATAATCACGCATTACAGCAGGCATTTAATGCTATGGGTTCAGAACCATTTGCGTGGTTAGAGCCTGATAGCATACCTCTAAAGGTTGGATGGCTTTATGCGCTTGAGCGAGAATATACGAAACTCGGAAAGCCAATAATGCTATCGTCAGATTCTCATCCACCTCACGATATGATTGGCGGGATCGGTGTGTATGGAGGTATTGCTAGGAAATTAATACCAAAGGGAATTGAAAGAGACGGATGGGATGGATGGATTATCAAGAATATAAAACCACTTGTTTCATTCACAAACCTAATACAGCACTCTTACGGAGATTACACTAATGGGTTAAATCCTCATATTTTTCCAAGAGATAGGAATATGATTAGAAGTGAATCAGTTATATTCCACCGAGATAAGTTTCAAGGACTTATTGTTTAACCATAAATAGCCTTAAACTTACTGAAGGCTTGCTTCCAGCCTTTAGAGTCAGACTTATTGTTAGGATTAAGAGCCTTTGTAGCGGTGCTGCTATCTAGGTTAAGTCTCTCTCTAGCCAAAGCAAGCAGTCCCATCCCAGCATCTGCAATGTCAGGAGATATGCCGAATCGTTGCTTCATCTCGGATTTAGGTAAAACCTTAATGCGTAATGCTAGATTCTTCTCTCCGTTAGGATCAAGTTTCCGCATGCACATCTCTCGCATTAGTTCATCACCGATGCCCTTGACTTGACCAGTCCGCATATACTCTTTCGCGGAATACCAAATCTCGGAAACAGAATTTACATACCTTTCGTGTGAAGGAGTTGGATCGTATGCCGATACAGGCTTATCCGACGCTCTGCCGCCGAACTGCAAGCCATACACATCTTTCGACCAAGCAACGGAAATAAAGTCACCTAGCGGCCCACCAGCGCCAGACTTATCGTATCCTGCATTACGAGGCTGAACACCTCTAGCCATGCATTCATTACGGAACCATTGAACTACTTGTTGCGAGCGAGTCATGGATTGGTCTGTAACATCCTCTTGGAAGATCAAGAACTCATCGTATTCCAGCCCCTTGTATCCATGTGGCTCTGCCAGCTTGCCAACCGTTCCAAAGTATAGAACCGTTCTATCCCCGCCATTTGTGAATGACGGGTCAAGGAAGGCAACTCTAGCCTTCTCGTTATCAAGCCATATAGCCTTATCGGTAGCCTTGGAGTTAAGTATCTCAACCTCGGAATAAATCTGATCGGTGATACCAGCAGGACACCAGAAGCCACGATACATTCGCCAAAATGAAGATGTATTCCTAGCCTCTTCTGGAATCTTCTCGAAATCTTGCGGCCCTTCCATCCAAGAATAAACCTTCTTCTTGGCTATCATGTTTGGGTTCTTTAACCCGTCGAAGTGCAGACATACTCCGCGAACAGTATCCCATTGCTCATCATCAACAGTAATAGTTTCCCAGCCATCTTTAGGCTTTGCGAACTTGCCGAATGCGTCCACATAAGAAGCAGGGTTGGAAATTCCGATAAACTGGAATCGTTCACAACCCTTGGACAAGTTGAAGAACGCAACCTCAGTAATAGCTTCTGAAAGTTCAGATAACTCGTCAGCAACAAAAATAACATTCTTGTTGTGGATACCCTGCATCTTGCCAGTAGCGTCACGCTCCTTCTTCTTTTCGCCGGGGATAAGAACGATGCCAGACAAGTCAGAACGCTTTCCGTCCTTGCCTACATAGCTGATCTTATTCTCTGAATCCACTAGATGCCCCGGCAAGCCTAGCTGTTCGCATACTCCCCAATACCTCGTAATTTTCCCCCAGATACGCTGCTTGGATGCTTTGATTGTAGTAGATGTTGCGAGAACTGTAGTATCCTCTGGGCTTGCTAGGTAGTTAATGATTGCCCATATCGCATAGGCTTCAGACTTACCGCAACCACCAGAGCCTGCAATAGCCAGATATTCGTGATCGCAAGCTGCCCGTATCATTCGCTCTGCCCAAGGATGCCAGACAAAATTGACTGCCGCCTTGCTATCCTTCTCAGGCCATAATGCCCTAGCGATTCTTTGGAAATGATGGAATGTATCATATCCACCAGTATCTTTAGGAATCCTGCCTTTAATCTTTTCTCTAA